GCATGGTGGTGCCTGAAACCATGCCCTGGGAGTTGGCTTAGATGGCTGAGAGATTCGACTTCGACATCACGCCGAAGGCTTGGGCTGCGCTCGTTGTTACGCCGCCGGCGTCGAGCCTCCTGACTGGCGCCTGGGATCCAGGCAGCAACGGATACACCCTGAATGCGACCGCCACCTCACCGAAGAGGCACAGGCACAAGCAGATCGAGGTGGGCGACAGCATCACGATGGACTGGGATTTCAGCCTGGAACCATCCGGGCTCGCGGACATCACGACAGCCAGTTTCACTTGGCGGTTCTACGATCATTTTGGGGATGACCGCATTCTCTATGCCGAGGCCGGGTTCAACGAGCCATTGGCGAGCACGACGCTGCTTACGATCCATATTTCAGGCATCTCGACGACCGAGAGGAAGGGCACGGACAACATGGACAAGATCCGCAATGGCGGGCATGTGTTCGATGTGACCTACACCGAGGCAGGGGTTTCGGAGCCTGTGCACCGGACGATTGTGCAGGGGCGCTGGTCTGCGCGGGGAGGGGATACGGGTTGACCACCACCTTCAAGTCCGGCCCCACACCCGAGCACGGCGACACACCGTTCCAGGCAGCTTGGCCGGGCGGCGCACCTACGAACGGTGAACTGACCGAGAAGCCGAACAGCATTGTGATCCTCATTGATGATGTGGATTTTTCGTTCTACCGCTGGAACCGACCATTCACAGCGCCCGAGGCTGGCGGCATCAACGTGCGCGCGGCTACGAACCAGTACCAGCCCGCCTGCGCTACGCTGGAGGCAATTGCAGCTCGGGGGCTGACATTCCTCAATGCGCGAGCAGAGCCCGTGTGCAGCCCCACACGCGCATCTATTCTCACCGGCATGAAGCCAGGCGCGTCGATCAAGGGCGGGCAGGCATCGCTCCAGAAGGGCCACGGCGTAGCGAACGTGCCTGAGTTCTACGAGGGCGATGTGCTGACCAACTTCGGCACGGGTGTGATGGACGAGTTCGGTGGCACGGCTGTCCATGATGTCCATCCATATTCCAAGGCTCTGGTGGACGCGACATATGGGTGGCCGGGGACGCTGGACCCTGCTGGTGACCTGGAGCCGGGAACGATCAAAGGGTCGTTCGTCTTCACGGGCAAGTGGCACCTTGGGCTGCCGACTGCGGACATGCAGGAGGCGCACCACACAGGGATCTTCCCTGCTCGCGACTGGGGCACGGGCTGGCCGCACATCGGGAGCAAGCTGGGCGCAGACGCGAAGCACTCGACGGTGTTCTCGAACCTCGCAGAGCACATCATGCCCAACCCCGAAGAGGTCACTCCGGGTGGGCAGGGCCGGGATATGTTTTACAACTACCGCATCCAGGGGCTCACGGGCTCGGTTGCGCATGTGAATGGCACTTACGGCACAGGCGCAGGCACCGACGAGTGGGTGGTGAAGCGCCAGTTCGATGATGCGCTGACGGCTATTGCGGAGGTCGATGCACCTGCCGCGGGGGCTGATCGCTTCTATGTGTGCCATATTCACAGCAGCTTCGCGCACGATCCGTACTCGCCGGCGCACGACGCGCTGATTGCTGATGCGCAGTATCAAGAGGCCGCTGTCCTGGCCGAGGGCTCCGGGGCGGGGCAGGCTGCACTGTCCCAGATGGGCCGGATGCAGGCGTTCGACAAGGAGCTAGGGGTGTTCCTGATCGCGCTTGCGGCGCAGAAGGACGCCGAGATCACCACGCTAACGGCTGCGCTCGACGCGCTAGAGCAGACGACGAACATCTACTTCGTGGGCGACAACGGTGGCGAGTCGCAACACTGGTTAGCCTTCCACACGAACCTGGGCAATCAGATTGGTTTGCCGCTCCAGCAGAACCTCGCGGACGGCTCGACGAACTACACGCACACCGAGGGCACGTTCAAGCGGACGACGTTTGAGGCGGGCACCAGGATCCCCATGTTGGTGTTCGGCCCGATGGTGGGCGGAACGATGCGTGGCAAGCAGACCAGAGCGATGGTGGACATTTGCGACGTGCCTGTGACTGTCTGGGACACGTTGGGCGGCGGCACGAAGCTGGCCGAGTATCATGCGGCGAATGGATCCTTCTACCTCGACGGTGTGAGCTTCAAGGACGTGTGTGGCGGCTTGGAGTCGCACGTCGATCACGGTCGCCAGTGGTCTCTCTGTGAGAAGTATTTTCCGCTTGGGGACCGCGAGGATACGTCGCACGCCGAGCTGGGCTTCGCGTTCTGGTTCCCGGCGACGGCATTACAGACGATCACCGAGGGCACATTCAGTGGTGACGGTGGACTGTACAAGATCGTGCGGCGGGCGAGCACATGGTCAGGCGGGACGGGGAGCCCTCTCTTCCTCGACGGCGATGACGACAATGGAGAGTGGTTCTTCCACCTCCAAGAGGCCGGCCAGACGGACATGGATCCGACGAGCGCCGGGGCATATGGCAGCGAAGAATACGCGGCTGCAATCCAGGCGCTGAACGTGAACAGTCCCGACCCCTGGGAGCGCGTGCAGTTGATGCGGCGCGAAAGCCTACAGGTCGCGAGCACCCCTGCAACGGGGGCCAACGCGCCAACGAACACAGAGAAGGCAGCATATGCCTATGGGGTTGGCCTGCTGGACGCCCTGCTGGACCAGGCGGGCGGCCAGAACAGCAGCAAGTATGTGCTGGTGGACACGCACAAGATCAGACTGACAAGCACGGACAAGCTACCGATCCACGACTCGGCGGGGCTGGTCCTGTACGAGATTGCGCCAGACGCAAATGGCGACTTCCCCATCACCACAGAGACCGGAACGGTCACCCTTCTAACTCAAGAGGACTAGACGAATGGCCGCGGCAACAGAGATCAAAGCAATCTGGGTAGATCCCACGGGGGGTGCAGGGTCTACGCCAATCCTCAAGGAACAGGCGAGCACGAACCGACTGTCGGACACCATTTCCCAGCGAGACGTGTGTGATAGCAGCAATGTCCCGTTTGCACGGGCTTGGGTTATCAGCGACCCCGGCGGGTTGACTCCGGGCGTCAACTCGCAGGGAGACCTAGCCACTAAGTCATCTCTGGTTCTGTCAACGGCGGGGGCAGGGTTCATGTCGCTGTGCGGCCAGCTCGCAGACGGCACCACGACGATGAAACAGATGCGTTCATTGGCTCTGGTGCAGGGTGCAAACGACGAGCGGGTACAAGGAGATTCGCAACTCGGTCACCTGGACCGCTTCCTGGTGGGCGAGGGCACGACTGATCCGTACATTTGGCGCGGCGCTTGGGCAGCGAGCGCGTATGCCACGGGCTCCGTCACGTTCGCAACGGGGGTTGGCGGTGATCCGACCGATGGCGATACGGTCGTTATCAATGATGGGACCACGATCTACACGTACCAGTACGACGATACCGGGGTCCAGGCCGATGCGGGCAACACGTATCAGGTGGACACGTCTGCCGTGACGACGGGCGCGGGAGGGGCGACGGCGCTTTTCAACACGATCAACGCCAGCCCGATCCTCATTACAGCCACCAATGGCACGCCCGAGGTGGTGGCCCTGACGCACGACAATTACACGTCAGGTAGCACCGAGACAAACAACACCATCACGGCGGACACGGAGACCGTGGTAGGCATGACTGGCGGCAAGCGCACCTACGTCTCGGGTGATGTGGTTTCAAACACGCACAGCGGCGTGGAGAAGGGATACGTCTGCTACTTGGCGAACGACGCCACGACGGTCAACGCGCCGGGCACTGGAAGCGGGTCTCCGGGGGACTTCTGGCGCGGCCCGGATTCAGCCACACCGTTCACTGAGATGGCGCTTCGTCCTGGCGCAAACGTGGTATTCACGCGGCACGACGACCACTTGCCGCCGTGGACCGAAGTGTCTGCCAGTGTCACAGGAGGCGGCGGCGGCACCCTGCTCACGGGCTCCAACATCGGCGGCGGCGCAGGTGTTCACAGTCCAAGCTCGACGAGCACTGATCTAAAGCTGCGCACGCACGTTGCTGTCTCTGGCGAGACGACTGTGGATGTAGCTGGAGACACCATCGAGCACGGTCTGCCGACTGCGTTGATGAACCACTTCAACAATGTGGGCATCGACCACACGCAACTGCACGCGGCGAACGCAGACACGGGCCTCGCTGGTGTGACCGCTGCTGAGATCGTCACGCACATGGGCGGCACGGGCGCTCGGCTGCACGACAAGGGCACGTACTTCTGCCGTGACTGGACATGGGAGACGCCCGTTGCAGGGCAGAGCTTCCTCCTGTTCCACACCGAGAAGGCTATTCTTGTCGGCAGTATCGAGGCGCAGGTAGTGGGCTCAGGGGCTCAAGTGGAGATCCAGGTCTACCACGACATTGCGGTAAACGGAACGGCGACGACGACCAACAAGGTGCTTGCGACGGACCCGCAGCCCGTTTCGGTCAACAGCCCCCAATGGCCTACGTCGCTAACATCGTTCAGCGTTGCAGCCATCCCGGCGGGCAGCATGGTGTGGATCACCGTCCCTGTAGTGTCGGGTACGGTGGATCAGTTCTTCTTCCAGATGCAATGGACCCAGAGCTAGGAGATGTGCAAGTAGCATGGGAATCATCGGCCAAGGAGGCGGCGGTCTTCCGTCAACGAACCGTGACACCACGGGGATCATCGCTGAGTACCAGCTCAACGATACGAACCCTGCGGCTACAACGGCTTCGGACACGTACAACTTTGGCCCCACCCTGACCCTGGCCGGCGACGCGGCGTTTGAGGCCGATGGCTCGGGCATCACGATGAATACAGGCGGGACGGGCACGGGGATTGTGAAGGGCCCGGACCCGGACTTTGCCGCGCCAAACCAGATTGCGGTCTCGATGCGCGCGTCGGGCAAGTTCTGGATCGAGGTGTGGTGTACGCCTGCGGCTGGCAACGCTGGCCCCTCACGCCTCGTCACGATGAGTAACCCCGTTGTGCTAGGTGGAGACCCGATCACCGAGCGCAACGTGATGCTAGGCATTGGGTACACGTCAGCCGACAACACGCTACGCGGGCGCGTGGCGACGGACGACAATACGGCGGCTGGCACGAACGCGAACGGCGACCTAAACCTGACGCCGCCCAGTGACGTTCCTGTGGTGGCGTCCTCCGGCAGCGGGGCCGGTGAGGTGACAGCGACGCAGCAACATCTTGTATTGACATACGACGGCGGGCTCTCTGGCGAAGACAACTGTTTCCTCTACATCGACGGCGTGCAGGTGGCAAATGAGGAGGTGCTTGGTCCGCTGACCGCAATCTCATGGAGCGCGCTATTCCCGCTCGCCTTCGGCAACGAGATTGACACAGCCGCGGGCGTCACGCATGACTTCGTGGGCAAGATAGGCTTCGTGGCGTTCGGTGACACGCTGATGAGCGAGAACCAGGCGCTAGTGAACTACGGCGCGGGGCGCGACGGTACGGGCCCGACGCCGGCTGCCGTGGTTCAGTTCAGCAGCACTCTAGGCGAGACGTTTGAGCCAGTAACGGGCAGTACAGCGGCGACCGTCTCAGTCACGATGTCGCAGGTGCAGCGGTTTTCAGTCCAGGTTCCATACTCGATTGATCCGACGGCAACGGCCCCGGCCACGATTGGTGTAGATGTGACGAGCACCGATCCCATCTACACGGGCGGCCTGGTGCTCGCTGATAACGTCATCAACATCCCGGCATGGTCAGCCACGGGGTTTGCCAACTTAGAGGTTCATGCTGACGCGCTGACCAAGAATGAGGATGAGCGGTTTACATTGACGCTTTCTGATCCCGTGCAATCGCCGTCTATCAAGCTCGGTGGGCAGTCGGTCCACACGCACACAATCAAAGACCCGGCTGCGAGCACGGCAGCCTCTCGACCTGGCCCGACGAACACAGGGCCTCAGGTGACGAAGGCGTCGGTCTCGTTTACCCCGCTGACCGCTTCCTTGTCCACGACTTCGGATGGTCAGATCATCGAAGGGCTCCAGTCCACAGGCTTCGGCATCCTGGTCAAGCACAACAACGTGACGATCCGCAAGTGCGACATCCGCAAGGTGGTCATTGCGTCGGGAGGCCAGAGCGCCCAGAACTGCCTCATCGAGGACTGCTGGCTGGACGGCGGTTACGTGCAAGGCCCGACAGACAACGGTCAGCAGTATGTGGTAGACGTGAAGGCTCCGTCCACGCTCGGTAAGGGCTCGGAGATTCGGTATTGCGAGGTGCAGGGCTCGTATAGCACGGGCTTGATTGCAAACGGTGGCGGCGCGGTGGACGGCATCCATTACTGGCACCACAACAACATCCACGACACAGGTGGGGATGCAATGCTCGCGAACCGTAACAGCGAGCAAGCCTGGAACTGGATCCACCATTGCGGGTCGAAGATTTCATCTCACTGTGACGCGCACCAGATCCAAGACGGTGGGAGCAACGTGTACTTCCATCACAACTTCTGCGACATGCCACATCCGAACAACCCGGCATCGAGTTCGCTGGCGGTAGACCCGCTTTCTGTGCCGCAGTCAGAGCAGCCGCCTTCCGCCGCGGGCTCGATAGTTGGTGGGCCGCTCGGGCTGGGGGAGTACACACAGCCGTCGAACTTCCGCTACAGCTACAAGTCGAACGCGGCCTTCCTGGTGCAGTCCCGCGACCCGGATCCTTTGACAACGGGCGGACCTGTAGATGGTGGAGCTGCCGGACTGCGTATCGAGGACAACTGGTTGAGCGGTGGTAACTACATCATTTCGGTCGAGCAGAAGGACGCAGCCGCCCCAATCCCGCTCAACGTCCATGTGAAGAACAACATCTTCGGGGATCTGTGGGCGTTTGGTCCGATCTCGTTCGGCTCACTGAACACCGCGGCTGTGAGTGCCGCGACGGTTGTGTCCGGCAACACTTGGGCCACGTCGGACTTGACGGATATGTATGCGACGGTGTTCGCCTCGCCTGATTCGACGCCTGGTGCCAGCTACCAGGAGTCGAACAGCATCATTGGCGGCTTCACCAATCAGCCCAGCCAGGTGGGTGGTGGATCTCCCGCCTTCGGACAACCCTGTTACTTCAACAACGCATGATCCGAGAACGACTCGACGTAGAGGAGAAGGGCAGCGTGACGGTCATGGACCGGCTCACGAAGCCTGTCGGCACGTACCTGTTACAGGCGGACGTGGAGAGCATCGTCCTGCGGGTGTTCGACACGACATCTGGCACGCCGGGGGTGATGGTTTACAGCGAACTCCTTGACGTGGAGGATGTGATCGAGGACGTGGCGAATACCGCGTTGCCGTGGGACCGCGACACCATAGGCAGCACCTTTCGGCATGTTCTGGAGGGGTATCACGTTTTCAAATCAGGTGGCAAGACGTACCGGCTGGAGTACGTGATGGAGACAGACCCAGAGCAGAAGCTCGGGCAGATGACCGTAACCAAGTTTGTGGACGTGAGGAGCCGACTCACCTCGGCGTAGGACAATGGGACGATACTGGAAGAACACGCCTGCTGGCCCTGTGTGGAACAGCAAAACCGTTGTGAGCGTCGAGGTGCCCACGGACGGAACGCCGGTTCACATGGGCCCGTCTACGGCGTCGCCTGACCTTGATCTGGACGGCTGCACGGCTGTCTGGGTTCAAACGATTGGCGGGCACAACAGCCGCACATACATGAGCACCGACAGTACGGCGGACCCCACTGTCCTGAACGGGATGCAGATGTGGGATCAGGCTGGGCACCAGTCTTACATGGTGGCCTACATCGACCCCTTTGACATCGCAGACATCTACATCCACACGGATGGGACGACCATTAGCGTGAGCGTGATCCGCTTCTATCCCTGATGGGCCGCTACCACATGAACAGGCCTTTCGGTTTCTCGGAGGCAACGTCATGGGAGTCGATTTCCCTGTCTAAATCCACAGAGAAGCCCCTGACCATCCCAGTCGGCTGCGTGGGGATACTGATAGAAACGAACGCGCTAACAACCTCGGAGGTCTACATCCGGCCCAATTCCGGCGGCGCGAGCGGGCTCAAGGTCCACGGGAGCGGTGGAACCGATGATGAGAACACACTCCAAATCTTCTGCGACCCATTCGACCTTCCAGACCTGCGGGCGTTCTCGGCGAGCAATCCAACATTCGAGGTCTCGTACTTCACCTCCTAGATGATCGCCCGGCCCAAAAAGCGAACAGTCCTGCGTGGAGCGAACGCGCGCCTGTTTGAGTGCCGTGACCGTGAGGTTCTTATTGAGGGCCCCGCGGGAACGGGCAAGACCTTTGCGGTCCTCACGTACATCAAGTACCTGTGCAACAGGTATCCGGGTATCCGTGTGCTCATCGCGCGTCAGACGCGGAACTCTCTGAACGAGTCCGTGTTGGTGACCTGGGAGCAGAAGGTGCTGGGTTCGGATCACGCGGCGATCAATGGCACGGCGAGGCCGAGCCACAGGCAGAGCTATCATTTTCCGAATGGATCGCACGTTGTCCTGAGCGGTTTAGACAACCCGACGCGGACGTTCTCGATGGAGTACGACGTGGTGTATATCGCTGAGGCGGTAGAGATCACGAAGGACTCTTGGGAGAAGCTGGTGCGTGTGAATCGCAACTGGGTCATGCCGTGGCAGATGCGGATTGCGGACACGAACCCCGGCGCGGAGTACCACTGGTTGAACCAGCGGGCGAGTCAGCTCGATGAGGATGGCAACCCGTTGATGTTGCGTCTTCTCTCGCGGCACAAAGACAACCCTGGGCTGTGGAGCGGTGGTGGCTGGACCGAGGCCGGCGAGGCGTACCTCGATGACCTTCGCGTCTCGATGAGCGGCGCAAACTTCGAGCGTCTGTACAAGGGGCGCTGGGTGAGCGCGAGTGGCCTGGTCTACGACGACTGGGATCCTGCGGTGCATGTGCTCGATGGCGAGGTGCATAAGGTCCAAGGGCGCTACCTGTTGATGGTGCCAGAGGGTGCCCCCATCGAACTGACCTGGTTCATAGCGAGCCAGGACTGGGGACACACGAACCCAGGATCGCAACAGGTGTGGGGCGTGGACAAGGACCGCAATATGTATCTGGTTGCGGACGTGTACCAGACAAAGAGATCCACCGACTGGTGGGCCGGCGTGGCGGCAGAGTTCATCGAGGAGTTTGATTTGCGGCGCATCGTCTGCGACAGCGCAGAGCCTGACCGCATCCAGTATTTCAACGACCACCTGGGTACACCGGGCGGGCGTGACTCTGCGCGGCTGGCGGTCAAGGCAAACAAGTCTTTGCAGACCGGGATCAGTGAGGTGATGGACAAACTGAACCCAAAGTCGGCTCATGTCCTGATGGGGAAAGATGGCAAGCCCTTGCTGCGCGACGGCGAGCCGGTTGAGGAGTGCGGCCCCAAACTGTTCATGCTCGCGAACTGCCTGCGTCATGGTGCGGATCCGGTGCTGCTTTCAAAGGGCAAGCCCACCAGCACAGAACAGGAGATCGGCAGTTACGTGTGGAACGAGCCGGATGAGACCAAACCCAACCGCGACATCCCGAGCCCGCTGTGTGCGGATCACGGCATGGACGCGATGCGCTACGCGGTGATGTATGTGTGGGACAAGGACATGAGCACCCCGGAGCCTCAATGGCAACCGGAGCCTGGCAGTTATGCGGACGTGTTAGGGCACGGTCGCAACGGACATCAAAGGGACTTCTGAGATGCTGAAAGACGACCCCAAAAGCCTGCACTTGGAGGTGCGAGCTGCTGAGTCGCGGCGCGACGAGGCCCTCAAGGACTTCGATGAGCGCCTCGGTAAGTACACGGGGCCCTGGTACAAGGGCAGCGACGGCGACGGGACGGCCAAGTTCGACCCGGAGAACTACGCCTACGAGTATATGTCTTACATCGTGCCGAGGCTGGTCTTCGACAACCCGCGCGTGCGTGTGAAGACGCGGCGGGTGGGCACGCAGGGGTCTGCGGCAGAGGCGATTCAGCACGGTCTGAACCGCTGGGTGCGGGATGAGAACCTGAACGAGACGCTGATTGCGCCAGCGCAGGACTTCCTTTGGAACTTCGGGATCATGGCTGTGTCACGCGAAGAGGGTGACGCGGAGATTCCGAAGGAGGTGCGCGAGCACATCAAGACCGGGCGGCTGAAGACACGGGCGAAGCCCACGGATGGCGTTGAACTGGGCATGGTTCCGGTGGCGCGAGCGACTCCTAGCTGGCCCACGGTCAAGCGCATCCCTCAGAAGCGGTACATCGAGGACTACCTGGCGTCGGATCGCAGCGAGATCCGCTTTCAGGGGCACAAGTGGATCCGCGACAAGGATGACTTGCTAGACGAGGCAGCGGAGTTCCCCGACCGTGGGTGGAATACCGATGTCATTGAGTCGATGGCGACGAACAACGCGCGCGAGAGCGAGCGCAATGAGGGCGCGAACGAGGACGCGCAGCGCGAAGAGGTGGTGGGCTACGACATCTGGATCCCCGAGCGGAACAAAGAAGACGGTGACGGCTATCACGGGCGCATCTACACGCTGGCTGTCAGCGTGGGTGAGCAGGGCGAGGTGTCTTCCGACTTCATTCGTGAGGACAGACCGTTCTATGGTCCGCGCTCTGGTCCGTATGTCTTCTTTGGTGCATATGACGTGCCCGATGAGACATATAGCCTCGGCCCGCTGACGGCGACGTATGGGCAGGCGCTCGACCTGAACCGTCACGCGCTGTCGCTGACGGAGAGCGCGGGGCACTACAAGCGCGGCATTATCGTGGACGCAAGCAAGCCGCGGCTGGTCGATGCGATCAAGAACGCGGAGCACGACACAGTGATCCCCATTGAGGGGTTCAATAAGGACGACGTGATGCCGATTGAGATCGGCGGGCCGCCGCAGGACATCGCGACCTACATCCAGATAGCGAGGGATCGGCTCGACCGCAACCTGGGCATGTCGGACGCGCAGCGCGGCAACGTGAGCGGGCAGGGAACGGCGACGGAAAACCAGATCGCAAACGAGAGCGCAACGATCCGGGTGCAGTTCCTGAAGCGGCGCTTCGAGGACGCGGTGACGCGGCTGCTACGCAAGGTCGCCTGGTATATGTACCACGACGACGAGGTGGTGTTCCCGTTGGGTGAGGAGGCTGCACAGGGCGAGGGTAACGAGCCCTGGTTTGTGGGCGGCAACTTCGACCCGGAGAGCGGGGCAACCTTCGACGACCTGGAGCTGGAGATCGAGGCATACTCGATGGAGCGCACGACCGAGGGGTTGCTCCAGAAGCGGACGATGGAGATGGTCGGGTTCATCGGCCAGGTGGCGCCGCTGATGCCGCAGACGCCATTCATCAACTGGGCTCAGATATTCGACAAGCTGGGCGACTCGCTCAACATGCCGGACCTGGGTGAGATGGTGAACACGGAGGCGCTGATGGCGATGGCTGAGGCCCAGATGGGCGAAGCTGGACCGAATCCGAAGGCGCAGCCGAGGCTGGGCAAGGACGTGGGCGCTGCGCGGGCTGTGGCGCCGCGTAGGCCCGCCCCGAAGGCTCCTGCGCCTATGGGGCCACAGAGCACAGCAGGCCAGCAGAGCGGCCCACAGGCCGCCTCACAGACGGGGGTGTTGAATGGCTGATATGGCAGCGTGGAGGCGGAGTCAGTATGCCGGACACAAGGTCAGCGGCGAGTGGATGGACCCGGTTGGCTTCGACGCCTGCCCGTTCTGTGCCGAGGACGCGGGCCTGTGGCGTGGCCTGACGAGCAAAGAGGAGGATTACTGGCAAGCCTTCTGCGATGGCTGCGATGCGTCTAGCGCGCGGTTCCGTAGTCGCGGGGCGTGTCAGAAGGCGTGGAACCGCAGAGAGGAGTCGTATGCCTGAGTACACCTTCGAGGACGTGGAGACGGGCGAGCGGGTTGAACTCTTCTTCACGGGCGACGACCCGACCCGCCCCAAGTTCGGTGAGGAGCGCGTCATTGCTGGTCGCAAGCTGCGCCGGCTGGTCGAGGGCGGCGTAACGGTCGCGGTCGAGCCTGATTTGCACTTCACGGCGCAGCAGTTTGAGGACTGGGTGCCTGGAGCGCCGCGATATGACTCCGTGGGCAGGGCTCAGTTTGCCTCCCGCAAGGAGGTCAAGGACTTCGTGGACCGCTCAGACGGCAAGCACGCCTATGGCAAGTACAAGGGCAAGCACGGGGCTTGACTTTGAGACACGGGGATGCAAGGAAAGGGACTATGAATGGCTGAGGAAAGCAAGGCAGAAGCACCGCAGGAGCCGGTAGCACAGGAAGCAGCGGATGACGCGCTCTTGGAGCAGCTCGAAGCGGCGAGCGGGACTGACGACGGGGACACCCCGCCGGCGGTAGCTGAAGAGGTCCGTCAGGCCCTCAACACGCCAGATCCCGGCGCGGGGCCGGATGAGGCAGAAGAACAGCCGGAGGCTACGGAGTCTGACGGCAAGGTCGAGGAGGAACCCAAACCGGAGCCGGGGGACCGGGCAGCTTTCGAGCGTGCCCTGACTGCCGCCAAACGGGATGGACTCCAAGACGCTCTCATCGAGCAGATGAGCGAGGAAGACTTGGTTGCGTATGGCGAGAAAGCCGCCAAACGGCAATCGGATTCTGATGACGCTTGGCGTCGTCTCAAAGAACTGGAAAACAGGGAGAGCCCCGACGAGGGCGGTGAGGAATCAGTGGCCGGAGTGCCTGCTGACGAACCCTCTAACGCCGCCAACCTCTCGGATCAGCTTGAACCCCTGGCGGACTTGTTCGGTGAAGACGCGGCGAGCGCCCTGGCGGCCCTCCAGAAGGCGGCGACAGCGCCGTTTGAGCAGCAGATTGCGCAGCAGCAGGAGGCGATTCAGTCGCTTCTGCAAGCGCACACTCTTGCGCAGGTGGACCGTTCTGTCGAGCGACTTGGGGGGCGTTACCCCGAAATGCTCACGCCGAACGGCAAACAGCAGTGGATCGACAAGGCGGCTCAACTTGAGGCCATGCCGGACTACGACACCGAAACAGCCCTGAACGACGCAGCGCGTGTGATTTGGGGAGATGGTGAAACTGATGCTGACCGGCTCCGAACTGAATCAGAAACCAGTCGGAAGGCAAACGGCACTCTAGGCATGGGTCGGTCTAACAGACCGGGCAAGCCGCGGCTCAGTCCCGAACAACGCGAGGAACAAGTCCTCGAAGACATCGAGGCGGGCCGCATCACTTAGAGGGTAGTAGCACCCGGCTGGGACACATTCACCAGGAGGTGAACACAAGTGTCCGGCACTCCTTATCAGAACTTCTCGACGTTCATGGCCTCTACAGGCCCTGCGTTTTTGACATCGGCTGAAGATGTCATCAACGAAGCCGTCAAGAACACCTACACGTATCCGCGCCTTGCGCGCGGCCACTCGCTCCAAGACATGGTGCAGGGTGGTACACAGATCCAAGACACGATCTTCTTCTCCGAGAAGACGACCTATGAACGGTACGACCCGAACGCGGAATTCGAATACTCGAACCCGCAAACGGGCACGACCTGGACGGTTCCGTGGCGCTTTGCCACGGCGAACGTCTCTTGGACGAAACATGAGATCGGTCTGAACACAGGCCAGCTCTCCAAGAAGGCCCGATTCCAGCAGTACAAGACCCTCAAGCGGCAGAAGCACCAGAACCTCTGGACCGACATCTGCAACTCGATGGATGATGAACTGTGGGCAGCGCCCGACTACTCCGCGATGGAGGCGACTGCCGGCAAGGCTCCTTTCTCCATCCCGACATACGTCAATGAGTACACCAACGGTGTGCCCAATGGCTGGACCGGGACGAACGTCATGGGCATTGACACGGCAACTCAGTCCTCATGGGTTCCGGGTCAGTTGACGTATGACGGCACAGCCGACCCGTTCGGAACCACGGCGGAAATCTTCGGCGTGTTCTCAAAAATGATGAGGTCGCTCAAGTTCGACCGACTTCCCAAGAAGCCGGAGTATTCGGACAAGACGACGAGCCCGCACTTCATTGCCTGCTCCTTGAGCGGCATCGTGAACTACGAGCACGCGCTGCGCGTCAACCAGGACGAGTTCCGCGGTGGCGGCGGCGGCCAGGATCCTGACTACGGATCCCCGATGTTCCGCGGCGTTCCGCTGGACTACATTTCCGCTCTGGATACCGCCGCCGTTTACGACGGCGCTGGCAGTGACGGTATTTTCTACAACGAGTCGGGTGGCGGCGTGAACACTGGTCCGCGCTTCTACTTCCTCAACGGGGAGTACCTGCGGAACGTGGTCCATGCGGACAACTACTGCGTGATGAGCGACCCGTTCTCGCCGTCCAAGCAGCCGTGGACGAAGGTGCAAGTCTTCGACCAGTGGAACAACCTCGTTTGCCGCTCGCGGCAGCGCCACGGCCTTGTAAGTCCCGCTGGCGTCACCTCACCGCTTATCTAGCGGAGAAAGGAAAACTGACATGAGTTCACTTTTTACTCCCGGCGTGAAAGGCCCCCTGGGCCTCCAGCCGAGCAAGTATGACGTAGAGGTCACCATGCGCGGCGCAGCAGCGTCCGTTGGCGAGGTTCTCGTCTTCGACTTCACGGCAACAGATGCTGCGACTACGATCACGGCAGACGGCGTTACAGCCGCTGGCGCGACAACCAGCATCTACTCCAACGTGCGGAACGCGAGCATCACGACTGACACCGATTATGCCGATGGCATTCGTGTGTTCTGCGTGGCCCTTGAGGCCATTGCTGATGACGCGCAGGGGATGGTCCGTGTGTGGGGTGAGGTTGACGCCTTGGTCCTCAACGGCGTGGTCCTCGTTGTGGGCGGCGGTCTGACGCCGAACGCTGCCGGGCAACTGGTCCTTACGCCGACTGGCGAACGCGCCACGGCGATGGCTCTGACGGCTGGCGACCCCGGCGCGACCATCGTGCAGAAGGTTCTGTTCGATGGCACGGCTACCGCATTCGCGGGCAACGTGACCTAATCCAGAGAGCACTCTCTCCTTCGCTCCCCCGTCCGGTCCTCGCGGCTGGGCGGGGGGCACTACCCACAACCCAACCCCTTGAGCACGTATGGCACTCACCGCAGCGACCTGCATAGAACACGCCCGATTCACGCTCGGGGGGGCGAACGCCGAGACCCCCACGCACCTGCCGGCGTTGATGATCGTCAACCTGGCCGGCGAGGAGCTTTGTAGTTCGCGCACCTGGCGCTGGCTGGAGGGGGCATCCGCGGCGCTCGACTTCACGGCGGGGCAGAACTACGCGGAACTGCCGCCGGACTTCCGCGACGTGGTGAGTTTGAATCCGACGCAGGGCCGTATCAGCGGCTTCGAGTGGACTAGCTCGAAGGGCATGGTGGAGCTGCGTACCGCTGAGTTCGTCAACGGCGCTTTCTACTACTGGGGCTACGTCACGCACCGTCGTTTGGCGACGGGTGGCGGCGCTCCGACCCCGGTGCTGGAGGTCTACCCGACGCCGACGACGAGCACGGCGGGCGCGAACATTCTGACGCTGAACTATCGCGCTGGATGGGCCAAGGTATCGGCGGACGAGACGCTGCTCACGCTCCCTTCCTGGGTTGAGGCGCTGTTCCTCGATTACGTGGTCGCGTTTGCGCGGGGCTACATGGAGGAGGACACGGCAAGCCTCAGCCAGCGGGTGCAGGCGGTCCAGCAGGGCCAGCTCTACGCCAACGCAGTCAGGCGTGACGGCGAGTTCCAGCCCGAAATGGGCGTGTTGAACAACGGCGCGGCGCAGCCCAGCTACGCGAGCAACAGATTCCGCAACGAATCTACGGTCGGAGGGCCTAGTTGAGCCAGCGCATCCCTATCAACTTCCCGAAAGGTGGCCTGTCGGACGACAAGGCGTTCTCAGAACAAGAGGCCGGCACGACGCGCGAGGCGCAGAATGTTCGCGTGCGCGACCCGAGGACAGGTCGGATGCGCGGGGCACAGCGGTCGGGGCTGAGTGAGTTCTCGACTGCGCTGTCTGGCGCGAACCCTGTGCGCGACTTGCAGATGATCGTGACAGACACGCCGCGGATCGTCTTCGAGGACGACCCGCTGCTTCCCTTGGACGTAGGTACGACCACGCCGGGGTTGCGGTCGGCGCATGACTGCGGTACGGACAGCCAAGGAAACCTATGGGTGGTAGATGGCGAGGGCCTGCT